GGCACTGGATTCTCAAATCTCGCTCGCTTGAAGTCATGGAATCCGAATCGTGTCTTTCCCACTGAAGGAGGGAAACTCATGATACCTTTGAATTTCTTCTTCAGCCGTGCGAAACTCAAGGAGGCCTTTCCACTTATTGCGTGCCGTGAAGGAACAGTTCGAATCCATATCACTCTACGGCCGTTTGTAGATTGTGTACGGGTTGCCAACGGTCTCCGCTCCTCCTGTACAAGCACGCCACTTGGAGAGACGTTCAGTTTTATTGATAATGGATTTCCCTTCCGACCCACGATTCAAATCACGGCGGCAGGTGATCCACCCGCTTTTGAAGATTTCAAGTTAGTCACCTATGGAGCCTATATAACCGGTCTCATACGTGAACGTATGCTCTACACACCGTTTGAAATGCTCTATCGTGGAGTCCAAACATTCACTTTTTCCGAGCCTATGAAATATTTAGTGAATAAATCAGCAGGTGACACAATTACTGTACAGTTGCCCCTAGAGGCGAATCATCCTATGGAGGAGATTATCTGGTTTGTTCGGCGCAAGGCAGCCATCATTGAAAACAATGAATGGACTAATTATACATCTGTAATCAGTGCTGAATACGATCCCATATTCAATCCACCGAAGCCGTTTGTAGTCTCTGCGGTCATACAAGTCAACGGAATTGAACTGATTCGTGCAGAGGAGGAGTATTTCCGTCAACTTCTGAGTCGGCATCATCTTGGAGGCATCACTTCGTATAGTTCCTATATCTATGGCTATCCAATTGCGAGAAAACCATCTGATCATCAGCCGAGTGGAACCCTCAATGCATCGCGAGCACAGAGTTTGCGCTTAACGCTCACCGTGAGCCCACCTGGTGGAGCATACAATCAAGAATGGGAAGTGGTGGTTTATGTCCTTGGCCTACGTTGGCTCCGTTTCGAGAACGGCATCGGTAATCAGATGTTTGATAGTTAAGTAGGCAAAAATTTGAAGTTGTATATTTGCCCAATAATTTGTATCACAAAATGGCCACTCCTCGTCGTTTCAACAAGTATCCAAATCGGGTTGAGAAGGAGCCAAAATGTGCACATACCTTTGCAAAGACTCTCTTTGAAAATGAAGGTGCAAAGTTTGAGAATAACTCTCTTACAAATTCAGGTTGGGCTCATATTCATGTCGCCTTTATCGTAAAGCGTGGTAAGATTCTTGCAGAGGCTTGTAATCAGTTCGGTGCTCGTCACATGGGATGTGGATATTCTGACTGGAGTATTCATGCTGAGCGTGCAGTCGTGAAGAAGATTGGTAATACTGACTTGCTTCGTGGAGCCGATATGTATGTCTTTCGCATGGGTCGCACACCACAGAGTCGCTTCTCACAACCGTGTCAGTCATGCGAGGTCTTCTTGAAGAAGTGTATGAAGGAGTATGGCCTGCGGTTTGTCTTCTATTCTATCTAACGGGCTCATAGATAGATGGTCGCGGCGCTCCTCAAAATCCTACAGTCTGGAATTCAAGATGTGCGACTCCTGGCTCCAAAGGGTCAGCCAAAAATCGATTTTTTCAAGAAAGTTTTTATCAAGGCGGGGCGATTTACAACGCAGTGGTCACGAATTGATTTCGACCAAATTCCGGATTTTGGAAAGTCGGCGACCATCACATTGCCGCGACAGGGGCATTTAATTAGTCGTCTGTATCTGGTTGTGAATCTGCCCGATATTGTAGGTGCGCAACTCGCTGCTCAGGCCGCCGCCACTGCCGCTGGACAGACTTTACTTGGTCCGACCTTCGGCTGGACAAATTCTCTCGGCCATGTGCTTGTTAGCAGTGCACAGATTGATATTGGTGGAAGTCGCACAGAAGTGTTGGATTCACAGTTACTTGAAGTTCTCGATGAGTTTCGCACACCTCTGGAGAAGGTTACATCAGTCAATCGACTCATAGAACGCTACGATAATGGCTTTACGAAGAGAACAATCGGTTGGGATCCGCGGAAGCGCCCAGCACAAGTGGCCGTGCCGCTGCCCTTCTGGTTCAGCCGAGGGGATGCTGGAGCCTTCTTGCCGATTGACGCAATCAGTACAGATTCTGTGCGACTCACCATTAACTTTGCGCCTATTGCGGATACTTATGTAAGTGATGTCATAACGGATCCGACAATCGCACTTCAACTGGGTAAGGTCTATCCGCCTATTCTAGGCTCTCCGTTCTATGTGGAGAATCCTGCAGGTACATTTACGTATGGTGGACAAGCGGCGTCGATTCTTCCTGGAATCACTATGCCTCTCATACAATCATTTGGAGATACATACTTAATGGCGGAATACATCTATCTTGACAAGGCCGAAGCGAACCGCTTCCGTCTTGCTGATATTTTATTGCCCATTCCGCAGCACTACAAGATTGAACCGTATGATACACAGAATTTTCCTAAAGTCTCCGTTCCTCTTCGTATTCCCAATCCTACCCGTGATCTTTTCTTCTATGCAGGGCGGTATGAGGCCCCAAGTTATAATGCACCCTTCTTGGCAACGCGTGATCTGAGTGGTGCTGATTATACTGTTGCACCTTGGTGGCCTGATGCGAGTGGTCTAAATGCCGCATATTTTACAGGCGACTATGCACCAGGGTTTAGCACGCGAGACTCAGATCCTATTAGTGATATTGCGTTTATCTATGAAGGTCGACTTGTACGATACGGTACAGAGGTCTCCTCACTGTTTCGTACGATTCTGCCGAGCATCAATCAGAGAAAATCACCATGGCTCAATCGATATTACTACAATTTGCCGTTTGGTGTTATGAATGGATTTATGGCACCGAGTCAACCATCTGGTGAGGCTAATCTTGATAAGATTCGGCGAATTGACCTTGAATTGACAATGGCTCCTGGTCGTGGATGCACAACAGGTACGGGTGTAGAGAGATTCTGGATTTATATTTGGGCGGAGACGTATAATATCTTTCGTATCTATGGTGGTCGTGCTGCGCTGATGTTCGCCTACTAAACGCAGTTTAGAAGGCCGTGCGCTTACAAAAGTAAAAAATTTGAAGTTTATTTGCTACCTATATGATTGTATACAAAATGACACAGCAACCCAACTATACCGAAATGAATCAGCGTATCGCATTGATTGAGGATACTATGGAGAGGGCATCAGGTCTTTACTCTCATATCCTTCAGTCAGAGAATGGAGTATCCTTTGAAGCCTATACCGAGTTACGTGAACTCTATACTGAAATTACAGATTCAATTAATGATTACTTTGAGTACCTTTCTACGGTTGGTATCCCGCAGAAGGACTCCTATCTGTTTGAGTGGCTTTATGGAAAGTACTATCACATTGAGAGTATTCAGGAGATTGATGCGCTCCTTGAAGACTTGGATGAGCAGGCTCGTGCGGAAGAACTCAGTACAAATTTAAACTCATCTTAAGAAGAGAACAATGTCTGCTGAACCAGGATACCTCTACTGTATGACAAATCCTCTTTTTGATGGTATGGTTAAGGTTGGTTTCACCAATATGAACCCTGCGGAAAAGGCCGAGGAACTCTCAAATGGTCCCGTTCCGATTCCCTTCGAAGTGGCCTTTGCAAAGAGAGTGATTGGCGCTAATGAAAAGGAGAAGGTTCTTCATAAATTACTTGAGAAGTATACGAGCCGTGTGCATCCTGCAAAGGATTTCTTTAAGGTGAGCAAGGAGTCTATTGCCGAGTTTTTTGAATTAATTGAAGGTGAAGTATGGAGTGTTGATGCTGCGATTTCAGCCGATATCTGGAAGGTCTTGACTGACCGCGTATTTGAGATTCTGAAGAAGGAATACCCGAAGTGGTCACTTGTCAATCTTGGACAGGCCAAGATGCGCGTCGCCAGTGCAATCAAAAATAAGTATGGAGTTAACACTAATCCTACAGTTGAACAGGTGAGGGAGGCGATGGCATTAGACAGCGTGGCTCAGGTCTGAGTCCCTCTTCATATAGGAAAAGACTACAATGTAAATGAATACAATGGCGCATGCTATTGAAACCAAGACAAAAGTTGTAATACCACAAACATTAAGAGCCCTGTGATACAGTCTCTTATGCTTTATGAAATGTTGTAGAATAATTTCATTGCTTTGGGAACAATCACAACATGTCCTGCGATGTTGAATCTGAGTAAATGGAACTGTTTCACCATCTGGAATTTCAACGGATTCAGACGAATCGTGACGGGTCATCTCTATCCATACTTTCAATAAGTAGATTTAAGTTGTTTCTGACGGTTTAGTCTCTGCTTCAAGAACACGGAAATTGTTTAGAGGAGTCACCCTTCGAAAGCGCTGACCTGTGATGACAGTGCTCATCTCAAAGGTTCGTGCCTCATCAAAGTGCCGATTTGTCTTCTGCGCCTCCTCCTTTTGAAGTGTGCTTCGCAGACGGTCAGCAAGTGTATTCATAGACTTATCAGTAGCATAAAGAGGAGAAGAGGGTGGAGCTTCTGTAGGTTCAGGCACAGTATCATCAACCATTGCATAGACATTCGGCTGAATAGGATTGGCAATCTCATAAAACGAATAGGAACGAGATGCACGCGGCTTTAGATTCTTAATTGAGACCTTTGTAAGAGGTTTCTGTATCGATGGAGGTAGTTCAGCAAAGGGTGGAGTTGTAGGAATATGAATAATAGGCTCTACCTTTACAGGTAGAAGTCCTGAAATCTCGTCATCATCGTCATCATAAGCAAGGGATGCAAAGCGATTCGCACTCATGGATGCTTTTTAACATGAGTGGTGAGTCATGTCAAGTTCAAATTTAGGTAGGGGAAAATTTGTTTTATATGGGCGTAGTAAGAAAAGGCAGAATGAATCTCGTTATCGTCGAATCACCTGCAAAATGTCAGAAGATCCAAGGATTCTTGGGACCAGGCTGGCGCGTCATTGCTTCTATGGGACACATCCGTGCACTTGAAGAGGATTTGGGAGCCGTTGGACTTGAAACCGATTTTGAGCCGCGATTTCAATGGCTGAAAGAAAAGTCAAAAGCAATTGCATCATTGAAGGAGGCAGCACAAGGGGTGACAAAGGTCTATCTAGCAGCAGATGATGACCGTGAAGGTGAAGCCATTGCATACTCTGTGGCACTTCTTCTAAAGTTGCCTGTGACGACAACGGCGCGAGCCGTGTTCCATGAAATTACTGAGAAGGCAGTCAAGGCTGCGGTTGCGAAGCCGCGTATTTTGGACATGAATCGGGTAAATGCGCAACAGGCGCGGGCTGTACTTGACATGATGATTGGCTATACAATTAGTCCGCTACTCTGGAAGCATATTGCGCATGCACTCAGTGCAGGTCGTTGTCAGACACCTGCTCTGCGACTCGTCGTGGACCGTGAACGAGAGATTACAAACTTCAAAGTGAGTTCCTCCTGGCGAGTCAAGGGAATCTGGTCTGATCTGCCTTCAGCCATGACAGAAGATCTGGACGATGATGAATCGGCTCAGAATTATTTGGAGAATATCTACAATGTGATGGAGGGAACTGTACAGAAGGCGGAGACACGCCCATGGACTGAGTCTGCACCACGACCGTTGATTACAAGTACGCTACAGCAGGAGGCGAGTGCTTTGCATGCGATGAATCCGAAGTTCACTATGCAGGCGGCTCAGCGTCTTTATGAAGCAGGTCATATCACCTATATGAGGACGGATAAGGCAGTAATTTCGGAGGAGGCTGTAACTGCGGCACAAGCATGGGTAAGAGCAGCATTTGGTGTTGAGTATGTTGGTGCAATTGTTGTTGCACCGCCTCCTGCGCCTGCAGCCAAGAAAAAGGGAAAGGCTGCAGAGGTGCCCACAGGGCCCACAGGGCCCACAGTGCCACAGGCTCAAGAGGCACACGAGGCCATTCGTCCCACTCACTTTGAACTGACTGAACTTCCTGCTACAGAAGACTGGTCAGCACCAGATCGCAAGGTCTATAAACTCATTTGGAATCGCGCAGTCCAGAGTGTTATGGCCACATGTCGTGGAGATACTCGCAAACTCATCTTCAGGGCAAACGGCGACCCCTGTGAATTTGATTGGACCACTGCTGTAAAGCGCACAACCTTTCAGGGCTGGCGGCGTCTTGGTGCTATCGCAAATCTTGATGAAGAGGAGGAGACTGCGGATGCTGAAGCCGAACTCTGGAAGAAGGTGAGTGGCATCGATGTGGGGGCGACACTCAGATGGTCTAGTCTTGAAGCGTATCCACATGAAACAAAGGCGGCAGGACGATTTACAGAGGCGACTCTTGTTCGTGAACTGGAGAAGAAGGGTATTGGTCGTCCAAGCACCTTTGCGGCTCTTCTTGCGTCGATTCAGGATAAAAAATATGTAGAGAAGGTGAATAAGCCTGCTCAGAAGGTTCAGCGGACACGCTACAAGATTGTGCCGAATCAGTGGCCGGCAACACGTGAGACCTTTGAACAGAGTATGGGTGCCGAGAAGGATAAGTTGGGCCCGACGCCCCTTGGTGAACGGGTCATGGGATTCTGTGCAGATAAGTTCAGTGACCTATTTGACTATGGATTCACTGCACTTATGGAGACGCGACTGGATAAGATTGCGGAAGGAACTGAAGAATGGAAGAAGGTTCTTCGTGATACATGGACATCCTATAAGGAGCGCTATGAGACTCTAAAGGCAGTGCCGTCGGCGATTGTCAATTCTGAGCGTCAGAAGGAATTTGGAGATGGCCTCAAGGCAGTCCAGTCAAAGAAGGGGCCCCTGATTCTCATTGAGGACAAGGATGATAAGGAGAACACGAAGTTCTATGGATGGCCAGAAGGGATTAAGTGGGATGACCTGACCGAGGAGATGGTGCGAGCCTTTGTAGAGAAGAAGAAGGTTGAAATGGGTGGTGACTTGGTGGGGACGATTGATGGAAAGAAGGTTGAAAAGAAGAAGGGTCCGTTTGGAGTCTATGTGGTGTGGGGAGATGTTAAGTTGAGTATTGAGGGCACTGAGACAATGGAAGAGATTGAGAAGAAATTGCGTGAAAAGGCTGGGGCTACACTTCATGTGCTTGGACCCTTTGAGTTTCGTAGGAGTCAGTACGGTATCTATATGTTTAAGAAGGATTTGAAGGAGAAGAAGTTTGCTGGGGTTCCTGATGGACTTGATATCAAAGCGCTCACAGAGGCAGAGGCTGTTAAGATTTATCAAGAGAGCCTGAAGAATAAGGCGAGGAACTTTACACCTGGCGGTGGTGGTCGTGGAGGGGCTAGGGGCCGCGGAGGCGGCAGGGGTGGATTTAGGGGCCGCGGCAGGGGTCGTGGGGGTGCACAGGCATAAATTTGAGGTATATGTGTCGAAATATTTTTTGTATGAAATGGTCGGCGTATCAGTCATCACCTCCACTGCGAATCGAGCGCGATTCATGCCACGGCTTATCACTATGTATACGTACCAGACATATCCACATGAAGATATGGAGTGGATTATTCTAGATGATGGTGAAGAGTCTGTAGAAAAATTCTTTACTGATCTCTGTCTACCCAATCTTCGCTACATTCGTTCTGAAACGCGGCAGCCTATGGGAATGAAGTTGAATCGACTTGTATATGAGGCGCGTGGTGAAATTATCGTGGTTATGGATGATGATGATTATTATCCTCCTGAGCGTGTTGCGACTGCAGTTGCTGCATTTGCGGCAAATCCATGGTGTGAAGTAGCTGGAACGAGTCTTGTCTATATGTATTCAACGGCCACGGAAGAAATCTTTAGTGCAGGACCTTATCATAAGAAGCATGCGCTGAATTGTACACTTGCGTGGAAGAAGTCCTATAGTGAAAAACAACTCTTTGATCCCGCTGAAGTCTGTGCGGTTGAAAAAAGGTTCCTCCGCGGATTTACTGTTCCTATGATTCAATTGAAGCCTTCTGAAACAATTCTTCATGTGATTCATAGTTCAAATACATTTGACAAGACAAAAACGGATCAGATGAAGTTGACTGACCTTAGGCTTGAAGACTTCATCAGTTATTCTGAACTTCGTGCGGCCTTTGCCAACTAAACTCTCGTTCTTTCAAAAGATTTTTTTTGTAAAGAGTAGATGTCAACGCCTGCCGCCGCAGCCATTAGTGGCCTTGCTCCCATTCAAGAACCTACAGAGTCATTTAGTGCAGCCTCCACAGCACCAAACACACCTACTGCGGGTGTTGTAAAGGACTTATCAGGGAATGTACGCAAGGGAAAGTTTCATAACGGTTGGACAGAGGAGCAAGAAGAACTCATGGCGAAGTGGGCTGATATTGCAGCATGCTATCGATGGCTACATGACCGCTGTGAAAAGCAGTATTCACGGGCAAATATGCGAATGACCGTGCCTGTTATTATCCTCACGACACTTACGGGCACTGCGTCCGTTGGCTTGGGGCAACTTGTTGGGGATGATCGTGATAATCAGAAATATGCGCAATTTGCGATTGGTGGTGTATCGCTTGTTGCAGGAATTATGACTACACTTGGAAACTTCTTCCGATATGCACAACTGAGCGAGTCGAATCGTGTTGCCTCGATTCAATGGGGCAAGTTTCAGCGTCAAATTGCTGTTGAACTCTCACTCCACCCGAATGACCGCATTGATTCAATGGACTTTCTGAAAATCTGTCGCGCGGAACTTGACCGTATGATTGAACAGGCGCCTCCGATTCCCGACAATATTATTGCAATGTTCGAAAAGGAGTTCAAGGACTTACCTACACTTGCAAAGCCTGATATCTGTCACGGAATTGAACATACGACAGTCTTCAAAGACAAGAAATCACGCCTCAAACAGATTGCATCCGAAATCACATTGATGATGTATCACAAAAAGAAACTCATGCGCGAGCAAGTTCTTCCCGACTTAGATGCCCGTATTGAACGGCTGATTGATTCAAGAATTACAGAGATTCGTGCTGAGCATCCTGTTATTATTGAGCCAACGGGTGATGGCCCTAAAAAGGAATCTGCATTAAAACGGGCGCATACACTCTTTGATCCGCATTCGCGCAGAATCTTGATACCTGCTGCGCCAACAAAGAATAAGGAGGCTCCACTTTTAAATAAAGTGGTAGTCTTCGATACAATTGAGGAAAAGAAAGTATAAACCAGGGATAGAATGGACTTTGATTTTCCGATACCTCACAATTTTACACTATGTGAAGAGGAATCAACTATTTCTTTTGACCAGGCGCTACAAGTAATGGAACTTCTTGGAGATGATTGCTGGGCTCTCTACGTTGAGAACAAGAAGGGTGAGCGTCACATCTATGTAAATAGTTATGCAACGCGCTACACTCGTGGTAATGTAAATAATACGGAATCTGATAAGTACATACCGAATCTAATGTATGAGATGGAGCAGTTCTGCCGCGATCAGGTGTTTGCTGAGCGCAAGAAGTTTATTAACACACTTCGTGCTGGCTACATGGTTCACATGGTCTTCGGATTCAACACCTTTGAACATATTGTTCTGGAGAAGGTGGATGAGAAGAAATTCCTCTTTAATCGCTACATGACCGGTTCTCTGAAGCCTACGAAACTATTTGAGTAAAAATTTGAAGTATATTGACATCCATATGTATTGTACATCAATACACCATGGCTGACAAGAAGAATCTCATTATCGGTGAACTCGAGACAATGGAGCAGGGAGACATTATCCGAGGAGAAAAGTTCAGTGCACTTGCCTATCGCAAGGTTATTAATGCATTGCGTCCTCTTCAGACAATTCGAACTATTGAAGATGTCGCAGGCATCAAGGGCATTGGCGTCAAGATTAAGGCGAAGATTCAGGAGATTCTTGATACTGGACGACTAGAGGCGGCAGCCCGAACTCGCACTGAACTCAAGATGGATCTCTATGATCAACTTCTCAAGGTTCACGGCATCGGTCCTGTTAAGGCGCGTGAACTTGTGGCCGCAGGTGTCACAAGTATTGAAGATCTACGGACTAAGACGCGTCTTCTCAATGATGTCCAGGTCATGGGCCTCAAGTACTATGAAGACATTCTTCTGAGGATTCCTCGTGAGGAGATGCTGGCTCATCAGAAGTGGCTCAAGGCGGCTCTACCCGCTGAGTGCCAGGGAGATATCGTAGGAAGTTTCCGTCGACAGGCTGAGACCTCTGGAGATATTGATATGCTCATTACGATTCCTGATCTAGATGCTAAACCTGCGGTACAGAAGAAGGTCTTTCATGACTATGTAGAGAAGTTGCGCAGGTCCGGCTATATCAAGGACATCCTTGCACTTGGCGACAAGAAGTGTATGGCTGTCGTCAAGTTGAGCGAGACGGCAAAGGCACGGCGTTTGGATCTTCTGCTTACACCCTACAAGGAATATGCCTATGCGGTCTTGTACTTTACGGGTTCAGATGTCTTCAATGTCGCCTTCCGTCGCCATGCTCTTGAGAAGGGCTATACACTCAATGAGCACATCCTGAAGCCTCTTGCTACCGATGCAGTGGCTGCACCCTTCATGCCAGATGAACAGGCCATCTTTGAGTTTCTACGGCTTGTTTACGTTGAGCCGGCGAATCGTGTTGGCGAAAAGGCGGTGACAAAGATTTCAGAGTAGAAGATAGATGCTCGCATTCTTAATTATTGGATTATTCAGTCTTTTTAATTCTGAAGCAGCACCTCCTGGCGCAGGTGTTATTTTACTTCGGAACCAAGAAGTCCTTCTTGTAAAAAATGCATATACCGGCTCATGGGGATTTACAAAAGGAACTCATGAAGAGTATGATGAGTCCTATCTAGCGAATGCCATTCGTGAAGTGATTGAGGAGTCTGGATACTATGAAGGCATGGATTATACACTCTATGATGGACCGTGTACATTTGGAAAGAGGCCTTATTGGTTTGGTATAGTCCATACACATACGCCAGTTCGAATGAATCATACAGACCACATAGATATCAAGTGGCACACAGTGAATGGAAAGATTAAAAATCCTAATAAGGACCTTGAAGCGTGGATGGATAAGGGGCGACCCGTGAAGTGCCCAAAAATTTGAGTTTAAACTCTCTGCGACTTAATAATCAGAAAGAATGAGTGCACCTATTACCACTGCCCCCATTGTAGCCGTTGCAGATGCGCCCAATGATAATGTAAATGACCTGACTAGTTTACCTAATCTGATTAAGACATGGAAGGCGCTTGCGGATGAGACCAAGGAACTCAAGGATCAGATGCGTGAGAAGACTAAGCGTCAGAAGGCTCTGGAGGAGATGATTCTGCAATCAATGAAGCGGAATAACATTGGTGCTCTCGACCTGAAGAGCAGCGGTGGTCGTATTCTCTACCGTCGTAAGACTTCAAAGGAGTCGCTGGGTAATAAGAATATCCAGCGGCTACTTGGAGAGCATCTGAAGTCTGAGACGAAGGCTGCTGAAGTGATGAAGTATTTCGAGGAGCACCGCGGTTCAAAGGTGAAGGAGAGCCTGCTCTACGAGACTGAGTGATGCGTAAGAAAAATCTATCACTAGAACAGAAATGAACGGCGGTTTAATCACCGGTGCCACGCGTGCGGTTGTTGAGGGTATGTCCGGCTCACCTGCTGCGGAGAAGAGTCGTGATACTTATGTGGAACTTGTTGCGATGATCATTGCTTTTGTTATCACACTCGTGATCCTTGCCTTTATTGGCCAACTCCTCTGGAACAATGTAATCGTTGATCTCTTTTCTTTTGCTCGCCCTGCTAAATCAGTCTGGCAAGTTCTGGGATTATTTATTTTTGTGTCCTTGATACGACCGTAAATTTGAGTAGGTGATTTATTGTTATATAAAGTACCCCTTTGTATAGTTGAAAAATGATTGTATCGTATTTCAACTGTAGTCAGTTCAAGCAAAAGCATCTTCTTGCAGTTCTCTTTGGCATTGCCTATGCGTTCTCCTCAGCAGGTGAAACTCTTGCGATTAAAAGTCTAAACTACAATACTCCATCGCTAAGTTTACCAGGATATACTGCTCTCTTGAGCAATCAGATGTGGATTTTCATGATTCCCATCTATGTGTATCAGCGGCAAGTATCGATTTCTTCTATGACCCTAGAGCACTTTGTTCAATATACGGGTATGGGTGTTCTCACCTTTATTGTGAGTATTCTTCGTAGTGTAAGTGTAAATGTAATTCCAGGAAGTGTCTTTACAATTCTCATAAGCACGAGTATTGTATTTAATATGCTGCTGAGTTATCTCTATCTGAACAAAAAGTTTAATGCCTGGCATATTGGAGCAGCGACCTATTGCATTGCCTCTGCACTTAGTATTTCAATCTCTGTCTTTACGACTGATAGTTATGGAAATTTTCAAGTGGGCATACCCTCTGCACTTGGTGCCTCCTTCTTTGTCGCCTGTATGACTGTATGGCAAGAATATCTACAGTCAACCTGGATAGATGTTAATATGCGAATCATTGAAATGACGCTTATTGCGAGCCTAGAGGCATCTGCTCTCACAGTTGCCTTTAGTATAATTACAAAAGAGATTACCCAATGGAATAGTGATCTCAGTAGTCTAGCTGCAACATATCAAGGGTTGCTGCTTCTAACAGGTGTAAGTGTAGCACTTCCTATACTCAAACTTGTTATTCGAAATAGTAAATATGCAACGATTCAGTATGCGAATGCATTCTTCTTCGAATTTGTACAGGCATCTGGAGCCTTACTTGGTTCTCTAGCAAATATTCTTATCTTCGCTGAACCTTGGGGACCTGGATATATTGTGTCTCTGTTGCTACTCGCAGCCAGTTTTGCCATTTATACTAAAGCACGTCTTGTCTCAAAAGAGGCATCTGTTAAGAAGGCTCCTCTGCGTAGAGCAAATCATATAGAGATTGCAAATCCAGTTACAATTAAAATTGTACATCTTCAACAACGGGAGGTAGTTTCAACTTGGAAGTAGATTAGAGTATTTTATTTTTTCTGCGTGTCTTACCTGCTCCAATCATTTTTATATATTTCTGCGCTTTAGTCGTTAAGTTTCGTTTTCTTTGAGTGAGAACATTTGCTTTTTTCTTTAAAGTTGATTGTTTACCTGTTAGTTTTTTTGCTGGTGGTGCGGGAGGCACTGGCTCAGGTGCTGGAGGTGGTGGCACTGGTTCAGGTGCTGGTTGTGCGGGAGGCACTGGTTCAGGTGCTGGTGGTGATGGCACTGGTTCAGGTGCAGGAGGTGGTGGCACTGGTTCAGGTGCTGGAGGTGGTGGAGGTGGTGGAGGTGGTGGTACTGGTTCAGGTGCTGGAGGTGGTGGAGGTGGTGGAGGTGGTGGTACTGGTTCAGGTGCTGGAGGTTGTGGCGCTGGTGGC